CCAGACACCCAGAACTTCACAAACTGTTTCCGGCGCGCGCACGGTTGCACCGCCCGGATCACCCTTGATCAGCCATCCCCTGCCCAGCCAAAGCCCGCCACACACGACCAATCGATCAAGCGACGGCACCCGCAGTAGCGCGATGTCACCCTTTACCGGCCCGTCGTTCTTAAGCTTCAGGCCTCCTTGATCCTCTGCAATCCGACGTGTTGCCGCCATGGGATCGCGCAGAAATCCGGTTTCCTTCTGGCAGCTGCCCGGACTGTCATAGGTAAATCGCAACTCGGCCGCCGGATCGAAGCCATGCACGCGCTCGAACCAGTCCGCGAGACAAAGCATACAATCATGCTGCCCCCAAACAGTCGGCAAGTTCATCCAGCGGTGAGCCTCCAATATCAGCGGTGAGTGAGGCACAATCGTTTGTGATGTCATCCCCACAGCTTCTCCTTGAAATTCGCGTCGCGCGGGATGAAATCGAGCGATGGGTTTGGACTGCCGACTTCTGCTGAATGATCGGTTGAATTGTAGATCCGGCGCCGGGCGTTTCGCCTACTGGCAAAGGGCCCTTCGATCGACAACGCGACGACGCGCATCTGGGACCCCTCTGCGGACGTGCGGATTTTCCGCATTCGCCGCCGCAAGACTTCCATTGGCGGAAACACCGGCGCGTAAAGTTCCTCATGGCTGTTGAAGTACTGCTCGTAATAGATCAGCTCGCGACCCTCGACGTAGGAAGCACCCAAAGCGTTGATCTGGTTCACCAGGTTTGGCGCGTCAGGATCCTGGAAAAAGGACATCACCAGTTCGGCTGACGGTGCAGTGCCATTCAGGGAGAATTCCAGATCGCCTGCTTTGATCAGCTGTGACCCCCACCACTGTTGACCATTGACATCGACAAAAAGCCCGTCCGTCCCGAGGATGAATCCAAACGGCCCATCCGGCGTATCGACCAGCACAAGATCGAGCTTTAAAACGACATCGGCGCGAGGGTCGAAGCCTTCCGGAAAAACACTCACCTGTTGAGCCACTCCTTGAACTGGCCCCGCGGCGTGGCGCGCAGCTTCTTGCCATATTCAGGATTACCCATCGTATCCGTTTCAGCCACAAACAGTCCCCTGGCATCGAGGTCCAGGTTCGATCCGGAGGGGATCGCAGCCCGAAGTGGCATTTCAACTCTGATCAGCTTATACCCATCCTCCGGCACAACGGAGGTGACCGCGTATGGCCAGTCGTCATGGCTGACAAATACACCAGGGCGCAGGGGCTTGTGCGCATCTGCATCATCCACCAGGAGTTCCGTTGCACCGGCGGCGCCGCCGGTGATCACGTTGGCGAAGGGGACATATGCGAACCCCTGCCCCGTTGAAAACCTGAGATCGTTAGAAAAAGGCCTACCGTTGGGATGGTGGCCGTGCAGTGATGGCGCATAGCTGAGCGCGTCCATCAGCGGCACACGGAACACGCCCACGCGCCCGCGCGCTGACAGCATCACCGCGCGCCAGCTCAGAATTGCCTCATCGCGCAGCAAAACCTCCGGGGATCCCACCCATTGCGGGAACCGGTTGTACACCACCTGTTCTGTTCCCGCATTTGTGCCGCCGGCGCTTTGACCGCGCCAATCAATCCACCAATTCACCTGCGTCACCCGCATCAGGCTGCGCGGCACATCGATGATCTTCCGGCTCATGTGGTGGTGCCCCGCATGTTCAGCTCTTGTGTCCGGCTCTGCAGGCTCCGGGACTGACGTTTCACCGCGACAGTCGATACCTGTGTGGCCGCAGAATACGATTCTTCGCGCACCACAGGGCGGAACAAGGCACCCTCTTCCACACTCATGGTCAGATGCACGCCTGGACGATCCCGGCTGCCCCCAGGACGCGCAGACCGTACCGGGCCCAACAGACCGCCGACGTCATAGGCATCGAAGGTCTCACGCGGGAATCTGCGCTGACGGACGGCCTCCATGAAGTCCACACCGTAGTAATCGACTGCTGCCGCGGGCTGCATGAATTCGCCTTTCGATCCCCAGAACAGCATATTGTCTTGCCGCTTGCCGCCGACACCGGGCAGCAGGCCAGTCGCCTGCGCGGGACCCTGCATGCGTCCACCTCCGGCAAATGCAGGAAGAACTGGCACGGGGCCTCCATCGGCAAGCCCAAAGATACCCAGCACGGATTTCCAGAAACCGCCGCCACCGCCGCTGCCGCTGTTGTTCGGAATAAGGCCGGACAGCGACGAACCCAGATTCTCCCAAAGTGGGTCGAAAGCGAGTTCCCACAGCTTGTCGCCGATGAACCCGAAGATGTCTGCAAAGAACCCCTTGATCCCGCCGCCACCCCGCTTGAAGTTGTCGAAGGCCGATTTCACCGCGTCCTTCGATTCCTCGATTGACCGGGTGTTGGCGTCATTGGTTTGACGCCAGCTGTCGTTCTCGGCCGCCGCCGCAGCTGCCGCCGCCGCCTGCTGGCGGAAGTTGTCGATGAGCAATTGGCCGTTTTCCAGCATCTCCTTTTCGGGATCGATGCCGGCCTTCTTGGCCGCGGCCAAAAGCTCATACATCGTTGTCAGCCGCGCCTGTTCGGCAACGCTTTTCCCGGCCAGTTCCGATTCCAGCGCAAGTTGCGCCAATCGTTCGTCACCGATATCCACCAGCTGGGCGACTGTTTCGAGGTGGTCTTTCTGCGCCTTGTCGGATTCCTTTTCCGCGTCGATCCGCTTGCGTGCCATCTCGGGATCCTCGCGCGCGATGGTCTGCGCGCCGAGGCCGGCCTGGATGGTGGACCAGGGCGTGCCCGCCTTCTTGAACCCCTCCCATTCGTTATAGAAACCTTCCTTGCCCTGCCCGAGGCGTCCACGTACCAGCTGCCGCGCCAGACGGTCCTGCATGTCCTCGTCGAACAGCTCGTCACCCGACAGCCCAAACTGGTCCATCAGCCCCTGAAGCGTCTGGCCCACGATCTGGTAGCGACCGACGGCGGAGGAATTGTAGGTGTTGTCGGGATGAGCCAGCATTTGCTTTTGCAGCGCCCGGACCTCCTTCAACGTCATGTTGATCAGGTTGACCGGCCCGCCAGTATAGGCCCCGTAGCCCAGGGTCTCATTGTAACCACGGCCCTTGTCGGTGCCTTCGACGAACCCGATCAGATCGAGGATACCCTTTTCCGCCGCCTTCAGCTCGTTACGCGGATAGGCCCCCCGGTCGGTCTGCCAATAGCCTTCCTCGCCGGCCATTTGATAGCGAGCGTAGATGCCGTCCAGGTTCCTGATATTTTCGGCAGCCGCTTTCAGATTTTCGTTCAGCGCGTCAGAATCCTTCACAGCTTCTGACAGGATTGTCTCTCCACCGGTATCGGAAAGCCTGCCCTCCAAAACGCCAAGTTGAATCATCACCGCTTCGACGGCCTGCTCACTCTCTGCGGCAGCGCGTACCAGGCCAAGTAGTTCCTGCTGTTGATCTGTGCGCAGAAAGCTTGCCGCCTCTGCTGCGCTCTCTAAAAGATCAATCAGCTTAGCTACTGCAAGTTCGCGCGCGCCTGGACCCGACGCCCGCTCAACATCAGAAAGCGCGTCTTCAATATCACCGAGATCACCATAATAGGCGCGAATACGGGCTCCGGCACCTTCAAGGTCATCCATCTTCAACGCCGAAATGATCTCATGCACTTCCGGGCCCACGCCGATCAACTGATCGAACTCGCGAACCAGTTCCGACAGGCTCTTGCTGCCGTCATTCACGGCAGCCATGGCTTCAACGATCTCGACAATTCCAGGGGTCTGCGACAAGAAGTCCCTGATTTCGCCCTCTGCCGTTCCAAGTTCGTCCATCGCTAGAGACGAAACGCTTTTCTGCTTTCTCTGCAGATCCTGCAATGACAATTGAAGCTGCGACCGCGTCTGCTCCTGAAGAGCCCTGGTGGCGCGTGTGACACCGCCTTCGAGGTTCGCTTGTTCGTCTGCGGCCGCTCTGGAAGCTTCACGGTACGCATCCAACGCTGACCCGGCATCCCGCGCAGCAGTGTCAACACCCTCAACCGCATCAGCCGTACTATCGAGATCCAAGCCAAGCGACAGCAACGACGCAGCCGTGACGGCGAGTGTAAGCGGCCCACCCAATGTCCCCATCAACGCGCGCCCCGCAACGCCCAAGCGGGTGACCGGGCCCAGACTGCGCTGAGCCGCAACCCCTACGCCGGTCACACTGGTCGCCAAATCAACATAAGCGGCACGCATTGATATCGCCTGAGCGACAGCCAGCTTGATGCCGCGACCCACGAGATAGACAACCAGCGCCTGCGCAACGCGCTCAACCACCTCTTCGACTTCCTCGAAGTTCTCGGACAGGTAGCGCAGCGCCTTGGTCAGCCGGTCCACGACCTCTTCGGCCACATCCAATCCACCGGCTTCGGAAGAGGCAATTTGAACCGCCTCCCATGCTGCAGCAACTTCCTTCAGCGCCCCGTCCAGACCTTCCAGCCGTACCTGCGCCTGGTCCTCGGCGGATACTTCCGCCATCGCTGTGGCAAGCTCGCTGAAGCCCGACGCACCCTTGTTCGCCAGCAACAGCGCGGTGCGGATCGAATCGGTGCCGAAGATATCCTGAAGCGCATTGTTGCGCGCCTCGTCGCTCAATCCAGCAATGCCGCGTTCCAGCTCGCCCACGATCTCAACCATGCTCTTCATGGAACCGTCGGCGTTGTAAAAATTGAGCCCCAGTTCATCCATCGCCGCCGCGGCTTGTTTGCTCTGCGGTGTCAGGCGCTGCAGGAAATTCTTGTAGCTGGTGCCTGCATCCGAGCCGGACGCGAACCCCGACGCGGTCGCGGCCAGCGCCGTCAGGAACTCGTCCACATCCACGCCGAACTGACCCGCAACGCCCCCGGCCTGCCCGATGGCCAGCCTCAGATCGTCGAACCCGAACTTCGATTCCAATGCCGCCGCTGTCACGCTGTCGGCCAGCGCCGGCATCTGCGCCGCCTCCAGGTTGAATTGCTGCATGAGGTCGGTGACGAGGTCGGCGGAGGGTGCCAGCTCGGAGCCCAGAGCCCCGGCCAGGCTGACCGTCGCCCCCAGGGCCCCGTTCAGGATTTGCTGGACGTCCAGACCGTTCTTCGCCAGCACCTCGATCGCATCGGCAGATTGCATGGCCGTGAAGGCCGTGCGCTCGCCCGTGTCTCGCGCCGCCTCGCGCAGCCGCGCCAGTTCCGCGTCGGTGGCACTCGTTGCCGCCTGCACCCGTTTCATCGCAGCGTCAAACTGGCGACCGACATCCAGCGATGCCTTGCCGAAGGCCACGATCCCGCCCGCCAGCGCCGTGGTCCCGAAAAACCGTGCCAGCCGTTGCAAAGCAGGCAGCTCGCGACCTACCGATTGCAAGCCGCCTTGCAACCCCCGCGCAGCCTTGTCCGTCTCGCGCAGACCGGACGATGCGGGCATTGCCGCCTTGTGGATGCGCTGCAAGCTTTTTTCTCCGGAGAGACCCAACGCCTTCAAATCCGCTTCAAGCTGCCGCTTGCCTTCCGCAGACAACCGAATGGTATATTGGCGTTTCTGGTTGCTCATCCGTCCTCCGCAGGTGCTTTGTCCGCGACAGCCATCATCAGCCCCTCTTCCCAGAAGGGCAGCAGAAGTGCCGCAATTTCAGGATCATGCCCGCGCTGCACCAACAGATGCAGGCAGGCGCTCATGTCGATACCGGTCATGCCGGAAAAACCGACCCGGCTCTGACGCAACAAAGACGCTGCATCAGACGCCAATGCCCGTCCTTCGACGGATACCGGCCTGTTTGTATCTTCGGGGCACGCGCCCTCACCACCGAACCGGGCGCAGGCGAAGCCAGGCGAGCCGGCACAGCCTGCGCAGTGGTTCAGTCCACCGGTGTACCGGTATCTGGCGAGGGCGCGGAGCCTTTTCCCTCAGAGGCGATCTGCTGGTAGGGCGTCAGGATTTGCTGGGCAAGCGACAGAGACACACCCGGAAACTGCTCAAGCACCGCAGCGATCGACGTTGCGTTCATAGGCAAGGGTTCACCGGTTTCTTCATCCTCAAAACCACGCCAACTCTCGCCAAACCGCATCAGGACGATGCTTAGCAGATGAGCATGAAACTGCGCCCTGGTTGCATCTTCGACCTCAGGCGGCATCTCATCGTCATCATAGGCATCGCGGGCCATTGCGATCGAATCCGGCACCGTTTGCGACGATAGCCGCATTGCCGCGGCTTCCATCTCTTTGTACTGCGCATAGGTGAAGCCGCGCATGGAGACGGCGACGCCATATCCGACCTCCAACACCCGCGACTTTGCAATGCCCTTGGCAACCCGAAGAACCATCTTTCGTTATGCCGGATTCGCGTAATCGGCGGTCTTGTTCAGCAGGGTGAACTTGCACAATTCCGCCCCAGCCGCCGGACGCTCCGCCATGAAGCTGAAGGGTGCGCTGATCACGCCCCGGCCGCCGATGGGAATGCCGTTCATCTCGATCCGCGTGGAGGGGATTTCGATCTCCAGGCTGTAGCTGGCGCTGAGCGTCCAGTTCAGCTTGAGCGTGATCAGCGTGCCGTTGCTGCCCCGGTCATACCAGCTGTTGTCGCGGTAGCGCGTGTCCAGCGTTCCCGTCAGCCCCCAGCGCGGGGTCTCGAACCCGGCGGCGGTCTGCAAGCCGTTCAGCGTCTCCTGGTCGGCCTCCACGCCGGAATTCAGAGTCATGCTCATGCCGGTTACATCCGCGACTTCTGCGGCCCCCACCAGCACCTTGCCATGAAACCCGACTGTTGCGGGATCGACTGCATAGGCGACGGGCGTGGCATCAAGTTCGGCAACCGATGTCTCTTCCGCCCGACCGATCATGTTCAGCGTCACCCGGTTGCGGCTGCCGTTCTTTTGTGCCCGGAATTCCATCCCCGCACAGGTCAGGCTGTCCTGAACGAAATGCGTGTCCAGCCGGGTGTGCGAGATACAGTTGGTCAACAGCGGCACGATGGGCTGCGACTTCGGCGTGAACACATGCGAATAATCCACGCCCGGAACCAGCTCCGTGGTGACCGGATCGCCCAGCATGCTGCGCAGGTGCCAGCCGATGGAGTTGAGTTTGAGCGGCACCTCCATCGATCCCGCGACGTTGCGCAACCCACGTTCAGTCTCACCGGGAAACGCATCGCCGTAGATCGCCTCATCCTCGGTCAACTCCTCGCTCGGAGAGACATTGTAGCTGTAGTAGGGCAGCGTGACGAAAGTTCCGTCGGACGCCGGTTCTGCCGTGCCAAAAGCCGCCTGAATACGGGAGGTCATTTTGGCTTCGTCACCGCGTGCGTTTGTCATGTCTGTGTCTCCATTGGATTGTTTGAAGTTTCGTAATATAGCGTGACCGGCACGACCGCGCCTTTCAGCGAGGCAGCGCCTTCCATCGGGATGTCGTCGGCATCCAGCGGCGCGCCGAGGCGCAGGTAATCGACCAGTCCGCCCAGCGTACTGCCGTGCAGCAGCGCGCCGATCTCGACCAGGGACGCATCGAGTTTGACGATGCGCTGCGCAGTGTCATGGTCCTGCACCACGACTTCAAGCTCCAACACCCGGTCCCATTCCCGCACGCCGGTGCCCAGGTGTTCCTCCTGTTCCTCCGGGTCGGCCGGCAGCAGGTTAATCAGCCCGTTCGCCGGGCAGTGTACCGGCAGTTCCCTCTCGCGGATGACCTGCGATCCATGCGCCGACAGAGCGGACATCAGGGCCGCGACGATGGTCTCGTGACGCGATGTCATCAGTTTCGCGTCCTTGCATCCAGGACCGTAAATTCCCAGTCGATATTCGCAGCCAGTCCTCGACTCGCTATGTCAGCGGTGCGTTTTACGTTTAAGCGCCGTTTCAATCGGACTTGTTTCACCAGGAAGAACATCGGCACGGTGGACAGCCCGTAGCCGCTGGCCAGCGCCCGCTTGCTGCGCGACTGGGCGTAGCCGCCGCGCTTGCCCTTGCTCTCACGCTGGTTGTCCACTACCAGCAGCGACACGCCCGACTTGCGGTAGACGAAACGCAATTTCCCGTAGCGGTTCTCCGGAAAATTGCCGGGTGTGAGTTTTTTGCGACCAACCCCGAGTTGCGGGGCCGCAGGCGTCGGTATGGCCAGCCACAAACCGTCTGAAGACCTGATGCGCACACCACGGTCGAAAGCGTCGATCAGCTTTTCCGCATTTGTGGTCACCTCGGAAGCCGCGTTCAGCGAGAAACCGTGTTCCGGGTACTTATTGTCCCGCCAGGCATTCGCGAGGCGCTTTCCGAGTCCACCACGGACAACATCGGCCCTAAGCGCGCTTTTTACGTCCACCCCGGTTTGCCAGACACCACCGGAAACGGCCATCTTGGCGGTTTCCAGTTCTTCCTCCATGAACCCGATTAGGTTGCCCTCCAGCGCGGCCTTTATTCGCATTCCACCCATCAGATCACCACCGTATCCAAAACCACCTTGTATCGGCGTGGATCATCCACGCGGTGCGACTGCACCCTGCGGCGCTCGGCACCGATCAGAAGAACTGCACCATCACCAAACCCCGCGAAGTCGCCTTCACGGATCTCATAGACCCCCGTCATATCCTGCACCCGCAGCGATCCGAAACGCTCGATATCGTCAGGGCGGCGCGGCAACAAGCGGACGGCCAGTGCCACGCCGTCCGGATCCATCACTGCATCGATGCCATGATGGTTGAACGTGGCATCGACACTGGCTCTAAAGGGGTCCACCGCTTACTCTTTACCGTTTGTGATGGCCGAACCGGCCAGATCGGTGGTGGTTCCCATGTCGGTGGATGCATCCACCTTGGGCTTCGCTTTGGGCTTTGCCTTGCGCTTGCTGACGGGCGCGGCGTCGCCGCTCTCGTCGGGTGCGCCTTTTCCGTCCTCTTCCATCATTGCCGCAACATCTTCCGGCACCATGCCAACCCAGCCCGCGGGATAGGTCTTGCGGCGCACGCCATCCTTCATGTCGTAGCTGAACTCGGATGTGACCTTCATCCGCACCTCTGTCTTCTTGCCCATGTCTTGTCCTTTCGATCGGAGATTGCGCCCGCCGGATTATCCGGCGGGCGGTGTTTTCAGGCGCGTCAGTTCGACGTTTCGCCTTCGACCAGCACAGCAGGACGCACGCACATAGGCAGCGTCTGCATCATCACTTCGACATCGGCGAAGCGGTCTTCCTGGCGGTCAGGGAAGAGAGCCGAATAGAAGTCCTGGCCGGGCAGGTTGACCATGTTCATGTAGTCGGCGGAGCCGTTGAACTGGCGGAAGGTCTGACGGGTGCCGGTCGGGAAGAACTGCGCCTTCGCCGCAGGGATGAAGCTGCGGGTGACGGTTGTGCCGTCTTCCTGCGGCACATCCGCCTCGGCCAGGTATTCCTTCCACATGATCCCGCCGAAGCTGAACCCCGCCGAGGTGTCATCGCGCAGTGGATCGCCCCCGTTCTGGTTCTGGTAGAACTTGTAACGTTCCTTGAAGTCGTCATGACCCATCAACTTGTCCGTGAACTCCGGGTGCATCTTGCAGGCCACACCGTTCATCACGTCGCCGCGCAGGTTGACCTTGATGTGCCGTGTCACCTCACGGCACTTGGCCATCAGGTCGGTGGTTGCGGTGCCGAAGGTGAAATCAACCACCTTGCGGGTGATGCCAAACTCGGCGAACAGATCGACGATGTCGGTGCCGTCCGCATCCTTGACGATCCCCTGCAATGCACCGGCGCGCAGGTATTCGCGCGTGATGTCGGTGCTGCCACGCAATTCGTCCTGCCGCTCTGCAACCTCGCCCGCCACCTGTTTCAGTTCGGTCTCCGACCCGAACGCACGGATGCCGTCGATATCGTCCGCCGTGATCCGCGATTTCAGGCCGAACCGTTCGGTGCGGAAATCGCGCATCTTGCGCTTGCCGCGCTTCTGGCCAGGCAGCGGCGTTCCCCGTGTGGATGACTGCACCAGTTGCAGATGGCCGTTGTGCGATTCAATCGAAAACGACACGCCGCGCACGGCCTTGGCCGTGAACAGGCCCATCTCTCCGATGTCGCCCCACTGGTTGGGAATGTCACGCACCGCTTCAGACAGCTCCATGGCCCGAAACGCGTCGTTTGCAAAGATATTGATATGGGCCATTGGTGGCTCCCTTTCTCGTGGTGTGTATGAACGCCCCGGCGGGACGGTTAAACCAGCGTCAGCGGGCGATGATGCCCACCTCCGCAAGTGCCGCCACCGCTGTGTCGCGGTGGCCTTCCGTGGTGATGGAGGCGTCGAACGTCAGGCCGCCCCGACGCACCTGCGCGTGACGTGCCAGAACAACGGCATTGGTGACATCCGCAGAAGCCGCTGCTGCGGGCGTCATCAGGATTGCGACGGGCGTTTCACTGCCATCGTCCGCCGTGCGGACGGAAGACACCAGCTTGCCGCTTGCGGTGATCCGGCCAAGAACGGCGCCGGGTTCCAGGTCGGCACCGGCTGCGATGGTTGCCTCATCTCGGCTGTATGCGCCGTTCTCCTCGAACAGCAGAAAGTCGCCGGGTGTCTTGCCCTCTGACAAAGTAGTCATGGGGTCATCTCCTTATGTGTGTGGGATTGATGGTCGTGCGAAGGCGCAGACCTGCGCCTTCAGGTCATGTCTTGTAGCGCTTGGCATTCGCCTCGCGGACGGGGTTGCCGGTCGCGGCGGCAGTGTCGCCCACGACATCGAGGTCTGTGCTCTCAGCGCCTTCCATATGTGCGCTGAGCGTATTGGCGGATGCCGCCTTCGGCGCAGCTGCGAGGTGCTTTTTGGCTGTCTCGGCGTCCATGTCGCTGCCGAAGGCGAAGCTCTTGGCCAGGTCCTCTCGGCCGTTCGCCTCATCGCAGGTCATGATCGCTGCGATCCGCGCCCGCTCGTCCGCAGCGGAGGTATCCGCTTTGGCCCCCGCACCGCTCGGGGCGGGCGCAGCAGGTGCTGCGGCTTCAGGGGCAGCGGTAGGGGGCGTTGCGTCGGGCTGGGATGCGGCAGGCGCATCGACCTTGGTCCCGTCATCGACGGCCTCGTCCGTTGTGGCTTCGGGTTTCTTTGTCATCGTCGATCTTCCTTTCGTTTTGGCGGAATAGGTGGGCGCGTCCTCCGACCGCCCGTTGATTTGAGCGACGAAGCGCTCGAATGAATCGCGCGAATTGGCCACCTCGTCGGCCAGCCCCGCCTCCACGGCCTGCGCGCCGATCAGGCAGCGCGCCTCGGTCTCCAGAGCGGCCTTGGACGTGAGCGCGGCACCACGGCCTGCGCCGACGGTTTCTGCGAACAGCCCGCGCAGGTATTCCATTTCCGCTTCCAGATTGGCGCGCACGTCGTCGGGCAGTGGCGCGTAGGGATTTTCGTCGGCCTTGTGGGCACCCGCGGATATCACCGTGACCTTGATGCCGCGCTGCTCCAACTGTCCGCTGTAGTCAGCATGCAGGCAGATCACGCCGATGGACCCGGCCCCGCCCGTGCGTGTGATCGAGATGCTGCTGGCCTGCGACGCCAGTGCATAAGCAGCGGAATAGGCGTGGTCGCAAATGAAGGCATGCACCGGCTTGACCAGCGCCGTTTCCCGGATCAGGTCGGCTAGTTCAAAACACCCCGCGACTTGCCCGCCGTGGCTGTCGATCTCCAGCGCGATCCCGCGCACTCCGGGCGCAGATGCCGCCGCTTCGATCTGGGCGGCGATTCCCTCGTAGGATGTTTCGCCCGAATAGCTTCCGACCCAGGCACCGCGATGGATCAACGTGCCGGTGATCGGGATGACCGCAGCGCCGTCGATCACTCGAAACGACTCCGCCCGACCTGACCGGATCATCTCGCCCAGCCGGTCATCCAGCAGCGATGCCTGCGGTCCGCGCGAGGGCGGCACCGGAGCGCTGGCTTCGGCACCCTCGACATGGATGGCTTGCCCCGTGATGCGCGGTCCGAGCCCATGCAGGAACGATATCGCCTTCGCGGGCGCAGCCAGAAGCGGCGTGTGAAACACACGCTCGGCGATGTTCGGATATGTCATGTCAGTCCTCTTGATCGGCGCGCAGGCCGCCGTTGTGCCCCAGCAGCTTGGCGAAACTCTCCTGCATCGGGTGCAGCGTGCCATCCGGCATGTCGGCCATTTCCCGCTTGATCTGCTCCATGTTGTCCGACCAGTCGCTGCCGGTGAGTTCCGCCGCCTCTTCCTCCAACGTGGAAAGTCCCAGCGCGACGCGCAGGGCTGCGGCCTGCGCCTCCTTAACCGGATCGACAAAACCTTTGCCTGGCCCGATCCACTTGGCGCGGCTGTAGGCCGACCAGTGGCTGTAGAACTCCGGCGCACCATCGGGCAACGCGATATGCCCGTCCATCACCTGTTCTTCCATCCAGGCCATGAAGAACGGCTGGCAGAACCCTTGGGCGAAGGCGGTGCGCCGCGCCGTCCAGCCGCGCCAGATCTCGATCATGGCTGCGCGGGCGCTGGAATAGTTGACCTTGGACCAGTCGCTGGCCAGTTGCTCGTACGAGATACCCATACCTGATGCGATCTGGCGCAGGACCGCCGCCTCGAATTCTGCGAACTGGGCGGCAGGCCGCGCGGTCTGAACCATCCCGATCTCGTCATTCGGATAAAGCATCTGAAGCCGGGCACCGCCGATCTTCACGCCGCCGTTGTCCTTGTAGAACGAGCTGCGATCTTCGTTCATCGCAAGGATGGACTGGCCGTCGCCCTCCCCGAACATCTCGTCCACCATGTCCGGCCCCATCGGGGACCGGATGAACGCCGCCAACACTGCATTGATGACCGCCGCCTGCAATTCGACCTTTGAGTAATGATGCTCCATCCGCAGTGTTTCGACGATGGGAGCCATGCGCGATATGCCGCGCGTCTGACCGTCCCGCATCTTGTCGAAGAAATGGATCACCTGCGGACGCCCATAGCGCCCCTCGCGCCTGATCCGCTTCCAGCGGAACCCGTCGAGCGCCGACCAATCAGCATCCGGATGGCCTTGCCGGAAATGATAGGCCATCGCGATCCCGTCGCGCGAGAGCGCGATCCCCCCGCGCAGCGCCCGCGTGTCGCTGGCGTTGTTCGGGTTGCACAAAAGGTCGGGATCGACCAGCCGCAGGGTCGTCTTGGTCTGGCGCTGTGGGCGCCAGTTGACTAACCCGATAGCTTCGCCCTCGATGGTGTAACTGCGATAGGCCGATCCGAAGAGTTGCGACAGCGTCTGGCTGCGCGTGGTGTCAGCATATTTCAGCGGGTTGTCCGCATAGACCCGCCAGCGACTTTCCACCACATCCTTGAATTCCTTGGCCCAGTCCGGGTCCAGCCCCAGCACGCGCCAATCGGGCTTCAGGAATGGGCGGAAGTTGCCCCCGATGATGCTGTCCACTTCCTTGGCGACAGCGCCTGCGGCCCAGCCGTTGTTCCGCGTCAGGTCGCGGGTGCGCGCTGAAACCTTGTCGCGGGATTTCAGGACTTCGGAATCGGCACCGCTGTTGGACGGGTTGAATCCCTGCATCGTCTCCACGCTGCTGTCCCCGGCCACATAAGGAGCGGTGCCGAACAGCCCCGCGTCGCGGGCAGCGGCCGCCGCCGCACCGGACTTGAACCGGATAGACCCATGACGGATGCGCGGATAGGACTGACGGTTCAAAAAATGACCCTCCGTGACATCCGGCCACCGCATACCTGACCGGTCTTGCGCTTCAACTCGGCGATATAGCGGCGCAAGCCGGTCTCATTGGCCCGCGTGAATTCGGTCATGTGGCCATCGTAATCGACCTTGACCACACCAGCGCCCAGCAGCAGTTCGTGCAGCGCCGTCTCGGCGGCATTCAAGCGTTCCAGCAAGATTTCGTTTTCAGTCGGCATCGTCGTTCAGAACCTCTGATAGTTTGCGGCGCTTGGGTGGCGCCGGGCGTGTTTCGTTTTTGACGACTGGCACATCACCATCAAAAAGATCGGCTTGCGCTTCCGCCGGTGCCGCGCTGCGCTCGAAGTCCAGTTGATCCCACTGACCATCGGTCATTGCATGCCAACCTTTCCGCATTGCCCCGGCCTCGGCGTAATTCATGTTGTCCAGCGCCTCGTTGCGTCGCGCTGGTTCGACCAGATCCCACCGGCTGGTGGTGACACCTGAAGAATTCCGTACCAACTTGCGCGTTTCAGATGAAATCATCCGGTAAAATTCGTCCCCCAGCCCGAGGGCAAACTGCACATATCCACGCTTGGCCGGATCTTCTTTTCGAAGGTTGGTATAGAACCCACCTTTCAACTGCGACACGTTCAGAACGAACGCACGCTTTTGCGCCCGCTTGGCCTTCCCGTCCTTGCGTCGTTCAAATTTCTGCGCAGCCATGAGCGGCCCGGTCTGGCTGCTGCCCCCCTTAACAATGATCACGCGCGACCAGGGATGTGTCTTCGCCCAGCTCCAGACATCATCCGTGTACGTACCCCCGTCGATTGCGAGGATGTCGAGAGCAACCGGCAGACCTAACTGGGTGCGCCACTCCTGGCGCAAATAAGCGTTCAACTGCTCGCGGCATTCCCGGTCACCGATGAAGTGGGGGATCACCTTGTAGTCAATCGTCCACCGCCGGCGGTTCCGCCCGAACGCAACGAAATGCACTTCGGTGCGGTCCAACTGACAATCCACCCCAGCCGCGTAAATGAACCCGGTCGATGGCAGCATGCCACGCGGCAGCCGGTCACCCGGCTCCGCCTTTTCCGTCCGATCGCGCAGTTCGGTCCAATCCGGCGCATCCGTCGCCTGCTCATATGGAAGGCCCAGGACATCGTTCCAGAAAACCTGCTCGGTTCGCAGGTCCCGTTCCGCAGTCGGATCGGTCTCGTGATCCACCTTCCGGCTGGATCCTGTTTCAATCCGCGTCCAGCCCATGACCTGTGCATAATAGGTCGCGATCGACGCCCAGTCCCGCTGCGGCACGTAAGCACGCCAGAGGTGAAAACCCGGGTGATCGCCGCGCGGATTATGCGACACCCATCGTCCCAATCCGACGATCTTCGCTTTGTCGCCATGTCGTATCGGTTCCTTGCAGAACTCGCAGGTGAAATGCGCAGCAGCCAGGCGCTCAGGGTCGATGTTCTGGACAAAGTTTTCCCAGGTCAGAGGTTGCTCTTGCCCACAGCTGGGGCAAGGCACATGGAAGAGGCGCTGATCACTTCGATCATAAGCCGCACTGATCCGGCAGGTCCCCTTGACCATTGCCGTAGAGATGCGAAGAATTTTCGCCTCATCAAATCCGTCCGCGCGGCTGACGGCCAGATACTCGGGATCCCCTTTTTCGCTCGTCTCAAATTTCGACAGGTCATCCAGGATGATCAGCCGCCGCGTCGTACCGGTCAGGTCCGAAGGAGAGCCCGACGATGTGACGCGCAATGAACCGGTCCGGTCCAGTGTTTCTTGGTTCAACGTATTATCACGCTGACCTGCGCGTATCCCGTCGCCGAAGATGCGCATCAAGCTTGGCGCTGTTCGCCGCATTGGCATCCATTTGTTGTTCACCCATTCCGTCGCGGCGCTATGCGTCGGGTGAACCACAAGGGAATCCAGCGGCATTGCCTCGTGCCAACTCCCTAGGGTCGGCTGAATGACCGATACCGTTTTGCCAAACTGGGCCGAACCGCGTAGTGTGACTTCACGGGAATGATGTTCGGGCGACAGGACCTCGTGAATCTCTTTCAGGAACGGAAATCGCGCAATGTTGAAGCGACCAGGCAATGGCGATCTGTCATCGAATTCGATGTTGTCTGTGCACCATTGGGTAATATCCGGCGGGACCGGTGGTGCCATCGCCTGGCTGATAGCCCCTGCAACCAGCCTTTCCGCAGATGTCAGAAAACCCATCAGCAGTTCATCTCGTTTTCAGCGTCAGACAGTGTTGCCATTTTTGCTTCTTCTGCCTTCACGTCTTTGCGACCAGACCGGTACTCTCGCCAAACCATCCGCAGGATCTGACGGGCTTTTTTGTAATCGACACCAAGTTGATCCGCGATGTTGCGAGCTCCATCCCGAATGACCGAGGTTTCAAAGGCCGCGATCTCCTGACCAATCTGTCTGCGCACCTGTGTCTCCACTTCCGAGGCCAGGACAAACAAACCTTCATCAAGCAGGTTATTGCGACGCTCCCGCCGCGCCAGTTCTTCCGCCCTTTGGGTCCGCGCCATCTCATAACGTGACGGATCGTCATCGCTCAATTTTGTGGCGCCGCCTACAGACCGCCTTTTTTCTTCGCCATCGAGATCCTGAACCGACGTTTCGGCCAGAACTTTTTTCGCAGCTACCTGCGTCTTCGCCCCGTTCCCGAGCATCTGACCAGGATCCAGCTTGCGGCCAATGGCAGCAGCTGCCTTTGCCAGATCGAACCGCCGCTGCCGCCCTTCTCCGGTGAAGCATCCGTTCAAGGTTCCCGCCTTCACCATCTGGCTGATACGGCCCTTTGACAGAGTTAATTCCTGTGCCAGTTGGGTCGTTGTCAAACCTGCCATATTTCCTTTCCCGCATTGGCATCATTGCGGCGCGGTCAAATCATATCGCACCGTATAGTCGTTTGTTCCTAAACGTTTAGCTAGGTTTAGGCTTTGCTTTTTGTTTACAGAACCGAAACACACGCACTTAGAAGCCCCGTATACGTTTCGACCTCCAGGAAGGACCCATGATTTCTGGCCGACCCTAAATCACTGCGGGGGCGCAGCGGTCCGACGCTGCACCCCCGACTTCAAGCCCTGCTCACCCTTTAGGATCGGACGGCTTCACTGCTCTGGGTTATCTGGTTGCGCGGGATGGACTTGAACCACCGACCTTCTGGTTATGAGCCAGACGAGCTACCAACTGCTCTACCGCGACATGGTGCGAGGTTTGACCCGCGAGTACATGATTGCCTCCACCACAAACGCAAAGCGCCCGGAGCGGGGTTACCGATCCGGGCGCAGTTGGTGTACAGGTTCGACGTCTAGCCCCTGCAGAATTAGGAGGCAACAACTTTTTTCCAGGGCGTGCGTGGCGGCATGTCGTCATTCAACACCCAGCGGGACATATCGTTTTGATATTGAAAGCTAATCCGAAGCTCCAGCAACGCCGCCCACCACTGCAAATAATTGCGCCGGGCCGTCGCGACACCCTTCGCGCCGCAGGCATAGGTCACTGGACACCAGCGACTATCGAAGCGGATAGACTTCCGAACACTTGCCACTGTCACGAATTCGAGATGCTCAGTGACAGCGCGTTTCCCATATTGATTGCTCTTCCATCCAACCGGCTGACACCAATCGACGCCGTTCGGGAAATAGGATGGCACCGCTCTTGCCCTGGCCAACTCGGCGATCTGCACGGCCATGCCCCGACCGCCACATCCCTCAGGCAGGACCGACAGCGCTGACGCAACCAGGTCGGCATCCGCGTCTGGATAGGAGCGGCCACCACCATCAACCACGGTTCCGAGTTCGAGAACACTGACCTGATTGGCAAAGCCGCTCCGATATCCCTGAGCCAACGTGCCCTCATCCTCAAAGTCGATCGAAGCGCACTCATCGGCGAAGGCCCATTCAAGCAGCCGCTGAATGCTGATCTCGCGGCGCACACGGCCCTGAGCATCGGATACCACAGGTCGCAATGCCGTCATGCCGCATCCCCCGCCTCAGCCAGCCACTCGCGCAGCATCGCCTCTGTCTGCTCGTATCGACCCAGCCACCGCGCATCGACCTCATCGACCCGCACACCGCGCGCCTTGCGATCTTGGATCAGCTCCACCCGCCGCGCAAAGTCGGCGGCGTTGCGGTTGACGGCCTCCCATTCACGATCCCCAAGCGGCGGCCGCTTGTGTCGCCGCCAAAAACTGAACTCAGCAATCAGACGGCCCGGAATGCCCGCCGCCGTGCGCCCAGCCGCGGAGATGAACCACGACCGCAGCCCAGGTACATCCTCCAGAGGGCGCGGCTCGCGCGCTTCGGCAAAGCTCAGGATGCTGACCCGGCTGGGCCAGAACACGCGGTTTGCCCCCTCACCCTTGCTGACCATGCAGGCAGCCAGGACCGCAAGCGAGTCGTCGCTGAGATACCCCAGATCGTCGGCCATCTGATCCAGACGCCGCCGCTGATCTTCGGGCGACGTGCCATGTTTGAACCGCATCCCGTCGCGCACCAGCGGCTCGATGAAGAGCCTGCGGACCCTTGCTCTGTTGGCCTCTTTCGGGGTCTCTGCGGTTGTTTGTGCCTGCTCAGACATGGTCAGCTCCTTTCCGGCGCATCCATTCGGCCCAGGCCAGCGCCGTGGTTTGCGCCGGTGGCCCCATGGCATCGCAGCCGATGCAGATGATCCGCCGCTTGCCTCGTGGGCCCGTCGCTTCGAGCAACGTTCCGTCCGCATCGCAGAACGGGCAATGTTCGCTGTCCTGCCCTGCCCCTGTGTCGGTTCTGGTTTGATCTGCCGTCATTTGCCCATTCCCCTTTTCTCAGCCCAATCCTGCCGTTGCCTGTTCCGCATCGGTGAGTAGCTTCGCAGCGATGATGTGATCGATGACCCAAGGCTGCAGATCAGCCAGTGCATCTGCGCGGCCTTCCCGCCATCTGGCGACAGCCATTTCAGCCTCACGGTGAACCATGGGATTTGGCGATTTCCTTGCCTCGCGCGCCCTTTGGTTATTCTGTGGTTTAGCTATATTATGCACCAATGCAGATTTGCCCCCTTTTCCGTGCAAATCTGCCCCCTTTTCCGATGCCGAAAGGGGGGTATTACTGCCCCCTTTTAGGGGTGCATTTTTACCCCCTTTTAGGTGCACGATCTTTGCCCGAGTCAGGAAGCCGAACCGGGTATTGTGCCCCCGTCCAACACCCGCCAGCACAACGACCCATTCCGCGTCGATCAGCTCTTTGATCACGCGCTTGATTGTGTCCACGGAACAGCCGTGTATTTCGGCCAGCTGCCGCCGTGACGGATCACAGCGATGCGTGTCACGGTTCGCATATTCCAGCACCAGGGTGTCTGCGACCAGACGCGCCATCGGGCTGAGCGAGCCATCACGCCGCACGCTTTCCATCCAGCCCCACCGCTGTTGCCGCCATTCTTCCGGGGCAATCAATCGCGGCTCTCCACCAAAATCGGCAGGCGCATCGATGTCGTATTTTCGCCTCGGGTCCACCTGTTTCGTCCTCACATGCCTGTTGGCACGGCCTCAGCCGCGCCTTGTCGTTCTTCGATGCAGCCTGCCTCGGCTACTGGCCTGTTCGGCCATCGTTGCCGCGCGGCCCTATGCTGGAACCGTCGCGGGTGGTTATTCGGTGTCTGGCGGATCAGCCCCCGAGTGTGACGGATCAGGGGGCTTTTCAATCAACGGCCATTGCGCCCGGAACTCTGCCAGCAGCGGGTTCCAGCGGATCAACTGACCCTCCCAGGGCAGCCCATGCAGCCGGTCATAGGCGGCCTGCAGCTCGCCGAAATCGGCATAGCCCTCTGCGCGCGCCAGAACCTGTGTCCAATCCGGATTGGTCTGCAACCGCCCGTCCACAATGGCACCCCGCGCCTCGATCCGGATCGGATCGGACCTGGTGCAGGGTGCAACCATCAGCCGATGGCAATCCGGTGCCTTGAAGTAGAGCGGCGGCTTGGCCCCACAGAACAGATGCACTTTACCGCCGACCGCGACATGCGGGCGCTTGTCGGCCGGCGGCTTGAGCACGGCACAGACCACGCCATTGATAACGTCGCGGGCCCGGAGCGCCTGGAGGTTGTAAGCAACCATCAGCGGCCCTCCTGCAGCGCCTGCGCCTGCTGGGCCTCCAGCCGCATGGCAGCGGACAGGACATGTTCCCAGCGTCTTTTGGAACCACTGGCGATGGCCTTCTGCACATAGTCCTCATTGGCGAAGCCGAGGGCGCGGGCCGCCGCCCGCCGTGAGGGGAAGGTCAGGCTTCCGATGCTGAGCGGCATCGAACGGCTTGGATTAAAACGCCGGGCGCGGACAACCCGGTCCGGATCGCCGTCCGCGACGGCGGCAAAGATCGTGGCACGCGGGATACCGAGCGCCTCTGCCGCCTCCGAGGCGCTGGCATAGGTGACGCCACCGATCCGCACCGGCAACGGCTCTGCCCCGACACGGCCCGTGCCGACCCGATGCAGCGTACCCTTTCTGCGCGCGATGTAGACCGCGTTCGGATGGACCCCATGCGCCTTGGCTGCGGCCGCGACCGTGTCAAAGACCTGCCCCCGTATTTCGACCTGCATCACGCGGCCCACTCACGCAGAATGCGGATAAGCCGCTGCTGATGGTCGAGATCGCCGATGTTCTGATTGAGCGCTGTCCAACGCGCCCTGGCCTCTTCCGGGGTGCATTCGACCGAAGCCGCCGCGACCCCGAGGCCGGACCCGCAGATCCCGTTGACCAGTACGAAATCGCTCTGCGGCGTCCATCCCCCGGCGTAGCCAAGGGCATCAAGATGCGCAATCAGGACGCGATCGCCGTAACCGCGGTCGCCAACACCCGACGGCGCGGGTGGCACCGAAGCCGGAGCCGGAGTCGACACAGCAACCTGTGCCTGTCGGCGGGCCTTTTTGGTTGCAGTTTGCTTCATTTGCGCAGGCGTCTTTAGCCGCGCAGGCGCACCGCCGTCGCCCTGTTTGGCGGTCGGCACGGCCCCCTTCGCGTCCTTCTGAAGTTTGCGCATCCGGGCCGAAACGCCAGTTGCTCTGCGCTTCAGCACCTTTGCGATCTCGCTAGACGTCTGACCCTTCGCCATGTTTTGCCGAATGGTTTCATCCTCCGCCGCGCTGTAGGGGCCGGTCTTCCAGGTCTTCGCCGACGCAGTCTTGGCAGCAGATCGCCCGGGTACTACATCAGGTAGCGAATAGGTGACCGGCTTCACCTCTGGCTCAGGCACCTGCCCAGCTGCTGCTTCAGACGGAGTCTCAAATTCCGGCGCAATGTCCGCCATCGGCGCGGGCAACAGCCTGGGCGCGATGACAGCCCCTTCGATCGGGATCCTGATGCACAGGACATCGTCACCCCCCAGCACCACATCGTAAGCTGCGTCCTGCTGATCGAGGTCCGCTTCAAGACGTGCCAGCGCTTTCCAGATCCGACCCTGCCGCTTAGCAGCTGATCGCAGCTCACGGTTCTGCACACTCAGTTCTTCAATCAGGCTCATACAGCGCCCTCCCTGGTTGCGGCGACAGCAGCCTGCACGCGCAGACACGCCGCCTCGAAATGATCCGGGTCCAACTCGATACCGATACCGAACCGCCCCTGCTCGATCGCGGCGACCATGGTGGTGCCCGACCCCATGAACGGGTCCAGCACCGTGTCGCCTTCTTTTGATGAATTGCGGATGTACATGGCCATCAGCTCGACCGGCTTCTGCGTCGGATGCACCGCGTCCTTGGGGCGCGCCATCTTGAAGATGCGCTTGCAGCCGCCGTCGGTGATGTCGCGCGCCCGCCCCTTCCAGAGATACAGCGTGAACTCGGAATCCTTCATGTAATACCGGGTGCGCGACGGGCTGATTTTGTCCCAGACCAGCTGCGCATGGCACTTGAACCCGGCGCCCAGGAAACCGCCATGCGCGGCAAAGATGTTGCGATCATCTGCCATCACATAGCAGTCCGCATCGGCCTTAAGCGCACGGTAGATCGGCCCGCCAATCTGCCCCCACTGGACCACATCCATAAGCAGCCCGGAATTGTCATAGACCTCCGAGGCGAACTTGCCGCCCATCGCGCCCGGCGTATTGCCGCCCGAGGACAGCCGATAAGGTGGGTCGGTAGCAACCAGATCGGCCTTGCCGCGCAGATGTGGCAGGATCTCCAGCGCATCACCCTGATAGAGCGTGCAGGGGCCGATCTGGACGCAGCGGATCACGCCGGTGCCGACAGGGGTAAGTTCGATGATCTCGGGCAACGGCATCAGTGCGACCTCCGCGAGCCGGTCGCGGCGACGTCTTTCGCCTGTTCGAGAATCACATATGAAGCTGAGAGCCGCTCCACGATTTGCGGCAAGGGCATGCTACAGCGGACAGAAAGAAAAGCGGCCGCGTCAGCGAGAAGCGCCGCCGCATCGGCCTCCGAACCTTCGAGAGATTCTGCTAGATCGACGAGCGAGAGCATCTGAGTGACTTCACTCATGTGAGACGCCCCCACACATAGATGTTGTCAATAGCCCATTCAAACACAACATCTGGTGTGTTGATGGCTCCCTGGCATTAATCTCGTTCGGGAATCCTTGTGAAAATGGAACTTTGCTGTATCCGTGGAATCCGGGTTGAGGGGCAATGCTCCCCAACCCGGACCAAGACGCCGCTGCTACAAGAGCTGCGGTCCAACCGGTGCGAAGGTTCTTCAACAACCGTCGCACCACATCACCAAAGGAGAAGACCCAATGGCAATTACCCAACACCCCGTCACCGGGGTGCCGCTTAACGTTATCACAGTAAAACGCAAGTACCTCAATCTGATTGAGGCCGTGACGGCACATATCCTGAGACAACAGGGTGTTACGTTCACCGATATCGTTCAATTCCTTGGAACGAACGCGAATCGCGTTGGGGAAGTATTCCGAGGTGAAAGGCACCCCGAAGCGGCCATGATCGCGCTGCGTCTGTTGACCAGGTAGCCGAGTTCCGACCCGCGGGGACACTTGCGGGTCGGGCACCAAATCCGAGATGGCGCCACCCAAAAGAGACGGCGCAGCCGGTCCAAGAGATCCGACGCGCCGCCAGTTGAGGGAGGTTGACCAGGGCAACGTGACAGCCCCGGCCAGGGCTTTGCGCAGCGCCGCGCCCCAACAGCCATGAAGCCCCACCTGTAGGGCCGCCACGCAAATTACAAAGCCCCGACCCGCGCGAGCAGTCGCGGGCCTGGGAAGTTCCCCCGCGGGTTTCGGCACAGGCAGGCCAGGACACGGGGGATATGGGACAATCGGATGGGTCATGGCAGCACTGCCGCCCCGACGCACAGACCAACTGCAAACCCAGCAAGAAAAGAAGTTACCAAAGCAACTGGACCGACTAGACAGAATCGTTGCACGCTAAACGCGACGATCAGATTGGATATAGGATGAAAACCGTGAAGAATTTGAAAGTGATTATTATCTCCACATGCATTGGCCTTATGATCGCTTGCACACCGCAATATACGAAGCGTGAAGTGACCTCGTTGACCGCCGCTGAAGAGCGCAGCGTCAAATCGGCAGTTAGTTATGGCCTCAAGGACCCAGCGTCTGCACAGTTCAGAAACCTTAGACGCCTTACCGATACGCTGGCGGACGGAACTACAAAGACCCTGATCTGCGGGCAGGTTAACGGGCGGAATTCGTTTGGCGGCTACGCGGGCTTCTCCACGTTCCGCGGCACTTTCTCCAACGGCAAGTTCAATTTGATCGGTATAGCCAACAGTGAAAACGAATGGATTTACGGGGTTTATTGCCCGACGACAGCCCCTACCTGAACTGTCCGAGCTACTGTCAACGAGCGGCTCATCCACAAAACGTGAACATGATTTGCTTTCACGCTTGGCGGTGCTGCGATTCATGTCTGGCTACCCCGCTCATACAGTGGCGACTCCAACCGCGCGCGCGCCCGGCCAAGCGCCTCTATCGCCTCATCGATTTCTGTGATAGCCTGTACGCGCTCGGCGACACCGCTAGACTGTTCCGCCGACAAGATCGCGGCGATGGCTTCGCCGCTTTCCTTCGCAATGCTGGATCCATCGCGCAGCAAGCAACCCGACGGCACCGGTATCGCATGCTCCAGACGTCTGGCCAAAAGTCGTGTTACGGGAAACTGACCCGCCACATCTTCCAGCGCGATGACATCGGCGACTGTCCAGTCCAGCAAGCCGTTGACCTTTTTGCTGATCGTGCCCTTGCTGGCCCCGCCACCCCAACGCGCATTGAACGTCGCGGCGACCGCGTCGTTGCATCCAAACCACTGAACCAGCGATTTCATGTGCGCGCCAACTATCCTGCGAATGTCAGCCATGGCAGCATTGCTCCTCGATCAGATTTCCCGGTAGAGTCGCGTGAACTAAGAATCCCCTAAAAGGATGCCAGGCGATGCCGCTGGAGGACCGGGTTAAGGAACTCGAAAAGACCGTCGAGAGCCTCGAAGAAATAATCGAGACCATCCCGGCGGACATGTCCGCAATGATGCTGGCGTTTGCAGGCGCCTGTGAACTCCTGGACGAATTGCACCCGGGCAGCTTGAACTTGCTCGCAAAGCGTCTGCGCACCAAAAGCCAAACGATCTTTGATGCGATGACCGAGGACGCACTGAATGAACTGATTTTACGCATTTCAAACCTCGACCATCATTGATGACGGTCCGCCACGTGCGGCGCGACGCACCCTGCGCCACAGCGCATCCATGTCACGCGCATACCTTACTCGGCACAAATCACAGCGCCTGCCGCGAGTGGGACACTCCATGCAACGTGCATCTTCGATTACCTTCCATGCGAGCGAAAACTCCCGCCATTCGGCGCGGGACAATGGACGTCCGTTCAAAAGGTGCTGAAACAGCACCCAACAAACGCGCCGACCCGCTGATTTTCCCAGTCGCTTCGGCATCTCACACATCGGAAACTCCGATTCCTTGGCAGCGCGCGGAGCTGATGCAAAAGCTGGCGCATGAAATGGAATCAGGGACATGAGTGGGGGCGAGCATCAGGCGGCGTCCGGGGGCAGTACCATGACGGATAATTCTTCCGGTCGATCAGAACCTTCAGGCCAATTTTCGGAGAACCATCGCATCGCATCGTTGTACCTCCGCAGCGTAATGTCCGACCCGGAGCGCAGGTCGGTCAATTTTTTGCTGTCTTTAAAAACTCGATGAGAGACCGTGCGGTCGAAATCGACCCCAGAGGCTCGCTTGTAGGCGTCCGCGACCGCCAAGAGGTTTTCAATAGTGTTCATGGCGGGCAATATGCGGTTATTTTACCGCATCGTCAACGGTCATCTTACCGCTCTACCGCAAACTTGCGGTGCGGTAATCATGACCGCATGGATATGGGTCAAATTCTCCAGCGCATTCAAAGGCGCGGCAAAGAGATCGGTCTTTCAGAGCAGGCTCTTTCGCGAGAGGCTGGTTTGTCAAAGGACGGTATTAGGAATTGGCGCCGTCGATTTGAGGCTGGAGATGAGAGCGCTGGGGCCAACGTCACATCTATCAGCAAAGTGGCCGCAGCGCTTGGTGTAACCGAGCTTTGGCTTCTTTATGGGGTTGCCGAAGAGGAGCCCCACCCCACTATCTCCATCGCAGGCCAAGTCGGCGCGGGGGCAAAGGTGCCAGTCTTCGACGCCTACGAGAAGGGCGACGGTCCGCAAGTGGAATGCCCGCAGGTGCTGTCGCCGCGCGGCGTCGTTGCAGTTGAGGTGTCAGGTGACAGCATGGAACCAGTCTATTCGGCCGGCGATCTCCTGTTCTACACCCGCGATTCCCCTGACGGTGTCCCAACCGATGCTATTGGTCACCGATGTGTCTGCGAGGACGTGGACGGTATGGGCTGGGTGAAGCAGGTACGCGCAGGGTCAGAGCCTGGACTGTTCAACCTGATTTCCTTGAACCCCGGTGCCGACAATCAACATGATGTGAAGCTTAAGTGGGCGGCCCGCGTCCGGCTGCATCTGCCAGCGGATCTGGCGAGGCGGGTGTGATGGCTTCAGCCTTCTTGCATAAACCCAGAGCTCGAAGCTGATGGATTCCCTATTGTCAGTATTATCTAGTAAGATCGAGCAGCTAGAACTCAACAAGGCCGATTTCTATCTTATATGTGCTATTGGCGTTGCCGTGTATTTCCTCAAGTTCTATCTGCTCTACAGGCGCGACATCGAGGAAATTCGGCGCCGATATGATGTTAAATCCCGAAAACTGGACGTTGCGATCAAAAACAGGCTGACCAAAGTCAACGACGAGGATTAGAATATGTATATTCTTCTGGATTGGATTTTGCCCATCGTGAACGTCGGCTGCTGGATCATTGCAGTAACCACTGTAATCCGTACCAGAGGCACGATGATTAGGGCTCTTGATCAGTCGGTCGACGAGTTTCACGAGGCTGCAATAGAGCTAGTGAATAGCCCATCCGATCTCCCTGACGAGGTTTTGGACTTCGTCTCCAAGCTGAACGTCGCTGCATTTGTGAAGGCGACACCTAGTGCGGTGCGACGTTCGATTAAAAATGCGCGACTTACTTTGACGACTGAACCATCAAGCACCAATGCGAAACAACAGAGGCTATCAGATTCCGACAAGAGAAATTTTGAACGCATGACGAGCGCTTACATGAATATCATGGTCTCTCGCGACCTCATTTCCGGCTTGAGACTGGCTTGGGAGGTCCGGGCCTTTTTGCAAACGTCAACATCATCTCCAACATTGCCTTCTCTCCCTAAAAGTCTGCTGGCAGTGGCGCTTGGATCGCGCCACACTTGAGTACGAGCAGGAATTACATGATGGTAAGAAGCGCTAACCGCCTTGCCATGCTGCGTGCACAGACAACACCAATACCACGATACCTAGGACACACCCGACCTTACTGAGCCGGATAGCGATTTTGATCTGGCGGCAGAGCCAAATTAAATATTCCTCATCGGACATACCCACAACACCTTTGTGATCTAGCGCGCACCCGCCACCCCTCATCGCCGACCTCCAGTCGCGGGTTTTTCTTTGCGCCGACACCGCGTCGGCAGGGGTGTTGTAGCCGATTCCGGTCTGTGGCTCCATTGTAAAAGCGGTAATCCGACCGCTTTTACATTGACTGCGGTATTTTTACCGCTTATGCCTCTCCCCATAGCCACTCGGCAACGGAGAGACCAACATGAACGCCCATCACCGATCACCGTCCGACACCCTCGCCGCCGCTATCGCCGCCGTGCCGCTCCGCCCGCTGGCCCCCGAGGATCTGATCACCAACGCCGAGCTGCGAAGCCTCGCCGCTGGTGACCCGGCGCGCGCCATGGGTGAAATCTCCATCGACGATCAGGCGCTGCTGGCCCTGGTCCTGCCTCACATCTGCGGCGAACTGATCGCCCGTCGCGCCGCAATGGCTGGCCTTCCCTTCGTTTGGGAAACCGCCGCTCTGACACCCGTTGAAACGCTCAGGGCATTGGCCCGCGACGACGATCACCGCCGCGTCGGACGGATCAGCCCGGCGGATCAGATCACCCTCGCCATGTTGTTGCCGGACATCTGTAACGAGCTACGCGCCCGGCGGCTGGTGATGGCCGGAGGTCTGGCATGAAATTTGCGAAAAGCTTGATGCCTGACGCGGCGATGAAGCGCGAGTTGGCCGATGCCGTCCGGGAAATCGTTGGCCAAGGCTGTCACGAGTTGGCCTTCAAACACCAGTGCATGCCAATCAGCAGCATCATGATGATCTCCGATTACTGCATGCATGCCGCCTGCGACCTGCACCGAGAACATGCGATCGAGTATTTCCGCGCTGCCCTCGAAGAGAAGACGGCAAGCTGCTCGGGGACGGAGAAGGCCGCCAGAAATCGACGGCTTGCGGCATTCGACAAGCTGGCCGCCGACGCACAGATGTTTGACACCAAGACGGAGGGACGCGCATGAACACCCCGCCCCGCCCCTGCCCCTTCTGCGGCAAGATGGACCTGCATCGCATCGAGTTCCCCTGCACGGACGGCAGCGGCGAAATGCACTCCTATGTGCATTGCAACAGCTGCGGCGCATCTGGCCCGCAGCACCGCGAAGACGGCGTTCAAGGCTGGGAGGCGTGGGACAACCGCGCCGGGGAGCGGATGCAATGACCGATCTGCCGCAATTCGCCCGCTTCTGGATGGTCTGCCGCAAGCCAATGCACCAGGGCGCGCGCACCGAACCGCGCCAGCGCTACAGCAGCCGCGGCGACGCTGAGGAAATCGCGGGCCGCCTCGCCAATGAAACCGACGCTCAGCACATCGTGCTGGAAGCCGTCGCCGTGGTCCGTCCCGGTGAGGCCAAGCAAGGGGGCCTGTTCTGATGTCACAATTCAGCGGCCTTTGCCCGCGCAAGCTCGACCCTCTTGGGCATTGTGTAGAGGTAGGTCAACAAGGCCATCGCAAATTCTCGTGTTGGCTCTACATCCTCGCGGACTTCGAAATCCAGGTCATTTTCATGTGCAGCGAAGTTGCGGTCGTCTTTAACCAGCCTTACCCAATCCAACATGGCGGCTGGCAAAAGCCCCGTTTTCTCCAGCGCTGCAATCTTCGGCCCAAGCATACGGGGCGGATCGCCATTGATGAATGGCACGACACCTCGCTCAATCGCCTTGCCATAAAAAATTGCCGCTGGATTCCAGCGACCCTCGTGAAAATTAAGCTCTGCATCAAGCAGCGCCTTAACTACATTTTCCGGCAGGTGCTCTGGTATGGAAGGCGCCTGCGGTTCCGGCAACTGGGACAGGACAACGGCATCGCCATCGTTCTCGTTCAGAACGTATTCCTGCTTGCTGACGACCAGCGACGTCATTTCGTTACGAGTGCCTCTGAATCCAAGCGGAACGACTTCAAACAAACTGGAACCTCTACAGCCCCTGCACCTTGCAAAACAATGCAGGTGCATTCCCTCCAATTTAGCATTGGCACCAAGCTGCTGGTCGCTTTGCGGCGAGTAGTTGATGGCCTCGACGACGAACACGGTGTTCTTGACCATGCAGCGTGAACAATCAGCATTGAGAAATACAGGCATTGAGAAACGTCTCCGTAGCGCCTTAAGACACTGCCGCAATCCGGGCGATGCAGTGGGCAATATCCAAGCACTTTACGTGACGCTGCCCGAAGATCAACGCATTGATCTCTTATTCGCAATGATGGTCGAGCTGGATGCTGCTCTAGTCATCGCCCGTCAAGAGAGACAGCGACCTCACAACGAGGAGCTGGCTGAATGACCTTTCACCACGCCCTGGTTCAGGCCGCACAGCGCCGCCACCTGGCTGACGAGCTGCGCAACATCGCCGACGCCGAAACCCGCCTCAACCGACTGTCCGAGGTGGCGATCGACACCGGCGGGTCGATCATCGACCCAGCCAAGCAAGGCCGCGCTGGTCCGGTCTATGCCGAGATCACCCTGCTGGGCCTCTACCACATCGGCGAGACCATGGAAGAAGCGATCGCCGAATGGATCAAGGTCGCGCAGCGCTGCGCACCGATCAACGTCACTTAACCCAGCCAGCCCCGGAGGAACGATATGGCACGAACAGTAAGACAAGGCGGCCAGACGATTCTGGTTCTCTCAGACGCAGAAATGACAGCGTTGGCAGGCGCGGTCAGCCTCTACGATTGCGAACCCGACAACATGGAAGAAAAGACGCCCGCCGAAGTATCGGCATTTGAACGTGTGGCCACGGCAATTCTGCCAAACCGCGCACGGTCCTAACCCCCCCCGGAGGCACCAATGCCGAGACATTGCCCTGATTGCGGCGCCCAGATGGAGGACGACACGCTGCACTGCTGGTGCCCGGCCGCAGGCTGCACCTTCAAGGGATACGTCGTGCTGCAGACCGGGAAGATCCTGCGCGATCCGGAACCCGAACCAGAAGAACCGTGCCCGCTTTGCGGATGCGAAGAACGCGGGCAAGGCGGGTATCTCGCCTGCGAGTGCCCGGACATTTGATCCAACAATCCCCCGAAAGGAACAGCAATGCCCCTACAGCCCCATGAAGAACGAGTCCTCGCAGAGCGCGCGGAACTGGCCGACAAGTGCGTGAAGCTGGAGGCGTTCATTGTCTCCGACGCCTTCAGGTCGGTCGACATCCTCGACCGCGATCTGCTGGAAGAACAGCACAACGCGATGACTGCCTACTTGGCGGTTCTGGACCGCCGGATCGCGCGCTTCGCGCCGCAGTCTTAAAATCCCCCGGAGGCCCGATGCAACTACGCGAGACCATGAGAGCGCGCCACGCGCCCGACGTTTACGCCGGCCCCAACTGCGACCAGCACGAACCGCGCTGGATCGGTTCGGCCGAGGGCGACATGGACGGCGACGGCCCGGTCGGCACCGAAGGAACATTGATGCTGGCGGCGCGGACCTTCCCGCCGGGGACGGTGGTCACCGTCTCGCTTCCAGAATGCCCACACTGCCATGAGACGCCGCACGATATGGGCGACCTACCAGACGGAAAAGGCGGATGGTTCACAAAGTGGTCTTGCGGGTGCGACTTCGACTGGCGCGCCTGGGCGACCGACGAATTCTCCTAAATCCAACAATCCCCCCTCCAGACAGGATTCCACCCCATGCTTACAACCCTGATCGACCCCACCACCAACGATGCCGCCGATCTCGCCCACGCGCGCGGCCTGCTGGCCGACTGCGCGCATCACGACGACAGCCTGCTGATCGCCGCCTGTGACACCATCCTCAGGCTCGCCCCAAACGGTTGCGACGCCCACCGTGCCCGCACCCTGCGCGAGACGCTGGTGCGGACAAGCGGTGAAAACTGCTGCCGTTCGGTTTGAGACTGAGCGCCATCAAAAGAAAGGACTGCCAAATGCCGAAAGACAACGAACGCTTCAAAAGCCTGGACGTCACCCTGCCACAGGGCGCGCGCTCCAGGTTCATGAAGGCACAACGAGCCATCGAGAACGCTGACGATCTGCTGCCCGCCGATGCTCTGGACGGCACATCGCAGGACATTCGCCAGGCGATCAAGCACCTTCAGGCCGCGGCTGAGAACCTCTCCGAGATGCTGGTCTATCGCAAGATCCTGGGCATCGACTGAACCGCCCGCGATAGTCTGCGCCTTTCGCAGCACAACCCAAGCAAAGGAAGCCCCATGACCGACCAGACACCCATTTCGCACAACACCCGCACAGCCCCGCTCAGCGCGCTGTTCCTGCACACCATCAACCCCCGCCAGACCCATGACGAGGCCGACATTGCCGCCCTTGCGAAATCCATCGCGATCAACGGCCTACTGCAGAACCTGAATGTGTACGACGGTCCTGAGGGGCTGGGTGTCGTCGCCGGGGGCCGCCGCCTGCGCGCGCTGGAGCTGCTGGCCCGCGAAGGCACCGACATCGAGAACGGCGTGCAGATCGATTTCGACAACATCCCGATCCACGCCACCTCAGATGAAATGATGGCGCGCAGCTGGGCCGGAACCGAGGGCGCCACGCAGCGCCCCCTCCACCCGGCCGAGGAAATCCGCGCCTATGCCGCGATGGCTGACCAGGGCAATACCGCCGATCTGATTGCAGCGGCCTTCGGCCAGACCCGCGCACATGTCATGCGCCGGCTGCGGCTGTCCCGCCTGTCTGAGGAGACCCTCACCGCCCTGCGCGACGGGCAGATCACCCTCGACGTGGCCCAGGTGCTGACCCTGACAGACAGCCTGCCGCGCGAGATGGAGGCACTGACCCTCGCCACCGATCACGAATACAACGCCGACCGCCTGCGCCGTCAGCTGCTGGAGGGCAACGTCGCATCCAATGACCGCCGCGTGCGCTACATCGGGCTCGACCTCTACCGGGCCGAGGGTGGCAAGATGGACGAGGATCTGTTCAGCGACCAGTCGGTCCTGCACAACGTCGAACTGGTCGACCGGTTGTTCAAGGAAAAGCTGACAAAGGCCGCAGAGGATCTGCAAGAAGCCGAAGGGTTCATGCGGGTCACGCCCGTGTTTGAGACCTGGCTGGGCTATCAGCACACCGAAGGGATGCAGCGCATCTTTGCCAAATCGGTGGACCTGCCCGAGGCGGATGAAGAGCGCTACAACGACCTGTGCGAGATCGGCAATGTGGAGGAGTTCAGCGAAGAGGAGGCCGCGGAATTCGCCGTACTTGAAGCCCGCATGACCGGCGATTACGACGACACCGAACGTGCCGCCGCCACCGCCTTTATCCTGGTCGACCACAAGGGCGAACTGGAGCATTCAGGGGTCTACATTCCCGCGAAAAATTCCGCCCGCAGCGCGTCCAGCGAAACAGGCGGTCCCGCACCGGTCAAACCGGCGATCAACCAAAGCGGATTGGATGATCTGCATCGCATCCAGCGGATTGCGCTTCAGACCGAAATGCTGCGTCGTCCCGATCTGGTGCTGGATCTGCTGGCCTTCCAGCTCTGGCATGAAATGCCCAGCTGGTCAGGGCCGTTCAATATGCGAACCGATGAGCAGACGGGCCTGCCATCTGACACCGGTGAGACCAACATCGACAAACGCATCACGGGCGAAGACGATGAACCGCTTGGCCCACTAGGCGCGGACATCGCAGCCGACTTCACCGCATTTCTGGACAAGGGCAAAAAGCACCGCAACACGGTTCTGACACAGGCTCTGGTGCGCTGCATGAACGCCCCCTTCGGTGCCCGCATCAACGCGGCGCTGCTCCAGTCGCTGGAGATCTCGCCCCGCAGCATCTGGACACCCACGGCCGAGAACTTCTTCAAGGCCTGTCGGTCCGAGACCTTGAACGGGATCTGGCGCGAGCTGGTGGTCACGGAAGACCGCTCCGACCAGATGGACCGGTTTGCCAAGCTGAAGGTCAGCGAGAAGCGCAAGGAGCTGGAGGAGCTGTTCAATGATACCGGCACACAGGAGGCCCTTGGCCTCAGCCGGACAGAGATTGCCGCGATCGACGCTTGGCTGCCGGACGCGATCAGGGGAGAGGTCCAGTGACAACCGAGCCCCGCCCCGTCTGGCTGGTGATCGAGCGCACCATGATCGGCCCGCGTCCCGCGCTCTTCCACGGCGACAAGCCAACGGAGAAACGCACCGGCAGCGCACCCCGCGTATTTGAGCGCGGCCCGTTCCGGGTGCCTGTCGAATTGAGCGGTCGGTCCCTGCCCGAACTGGTCAGGGAAAAGCAGCGGTCAGAATGGGAGGATGGCTGATGCCTGCAAGAAAATACCCTGACAAACTGATCGACGAGGCTGCTCGGCTGCGAGAAACCGGTATGTCTGCGAAGGCGATTGGCAAGCGTCTCGGCATGTCGGCAAGCGCGGTATCATTTCATTGCCTGCGTCTCGGGGCCGATAGCCCCAACACTGTCGGTAATATTCCAGACCCAAAAGGCCCAATGGTCGTGGCGCGCGGCAATCACCAAGTCAGACGATTTACGCCGGAAGAGGACCGTCTCTTGATTGATATGGATGTTGCAGGTGCAAAGGTCTGCGACATGGCAAAGAAGTTGGACCGAAAGCCGAACTCGGTTCGTTGTCGTATGATGACATTAGCGCGGCGTGAGACGCGCGCCGAACTTGCCGCTCTAGAGGAGGAAAACTGATGCTGGACCTGCTCTTGTGTGCTCTGATCGTGTCCCTGCTGGGACTGATGATCGAGGTGGCGGGATGACCACTGAAACCAAAATCGAATGGACCGACTTCACCGTCAACTTCTGGGAGGGCTGCCAAAAGGTCGGACCAGGTTGCGACCACTGCTATGCCGAGGCCCGCGACGTGCGGTTCACCGGCGGATCGCATTGGGGGCCGGGTGCGCCGCGCCGCAAGGTCAAGGGTGGCATTGCCAAGCTGCGCAAGATCAACCGGGAGGCCGGGCATTTCTATGAAAAGCATGGACGTTGGCCGCGTGTGTTTTGTTCCAGTCTGTCCGATGTATTTGACAACGCGGTTGATCAAACTTGGCGCGATGAAGCCTTGTTCGAAATTGACTGCGCAGGGTTCACCAAAATCCAATTGTTAACCAAGCGCGTCGGAAACGTCGAGCGCATGATACCGGATGAATGGCGCCCCGGCTGGCCCCACAACGTGGGCCTGATGATCACCGTCGTGAACCAAGCCGAGGCTGACCGCGATATTCCAAAGCTGCTGGACCTGAAAGCGCGGCTGGGCATTCCCTGGGTCGGGTTGAGCGTAGAGCCTATGCTGGGAGCGGTGGATATTTCGCCATACATGCTGGGTTGCTTCGAGTGCGGCCAGGAATGTGGATTTAGGTCAGGTCCAGAATCTCCCCCAGAAATGGAACAATGCAACTCATGTGGCTTGATTACCAGCTATTTTGGCGAGTTCTGTGAGGAGTGCGGTCACCAAGATTTTTCGTTTGTATGCCCTGACTGTGAAGCCGTCGCGCACGAATATCACCCGGACACGCAAACCCTCGACTGGATCATCTGCGGCGGTGAAAGCGGCCCGAACGCGCGGCCCATGCACCCGGATTGGGCGCGATCCGTCCGTGATCAGTGCGCGGCGGCTGGCACCCCGTTTCTGTTTAAGCAATGGGGTGAGTGGGTTCAGGCGGATCACACCGTTTGCCCAGACAGTGACATGAGCACGAACAAGGCGGTTTGGCTTGGCTGGGACGGTAAACAGGCAAAGCCATCGCATCATGGTCTTGAAAATCCTATCGGGGTTATCCGCACCGGCAAAAAGCGCGCCGGTCGCCTTCTCGATGGCGTCGAGCACAACGGCTTTCCGGGGGCGCTGACATGACCCCCGCCCGCATCCAACTGCGCCGCACAAAGGGATGGCGCATGCCACCCAACACGATCAACGTCGCGCGGGGCCCCGGCAGGATCTGGGGCAATCCATTTATCGTCGGCGTCCATGGTGATGCTGCAACCTGCGTAAAGCGGTTCGAGGATCTGGCAACCGGGCTGATCGACGTGGCGACCCAACCGGCGCCCAGCTACGCCGATCAGGTGAACACCCAACACATCCTGCGCACACGTCTGCACGAGCTGCGCGGCAAGAACCTCGCCTGCTGGTGCGCACCTGATGCGCCCTGTCACGCTGATGTGCTGCTGAAACTGGCTAACCGGAAGGAGTGAGCCGTGCCGTCCCTGTCCTTCACACCAAGACTACTGCCAGCCCCCCAGGCGGCGCATTACCTCGGCGTGAGCGAAAGCAAGCTCAGGGAGCTGAAATTGCCCCGGAAAGTTTTGGACGGAAAGCGGCTTTATGACCGCATCGACCTTGACGCCTACGCCGATGGCCTTGCTATTGAAGGAGAGCCAATTGCAAATGGATGGTGAGATGCGCCTGCGATTTCCGGGATTGATGGAAGAACGGCTGCCGAGTGGGGCTTATCGCTTCCGGGTCCGAGTGAAGGGAGACAAGAGCCGGAAGATCACCCTGCCCTGCGGTCCCGAAGATCCCGAGTTCCAGGACGCCTATGCGGCCGCCAGAAGAGGCATCAAGCCCGCGAGCACGACAAAGGCGCCACATATCCAACCCGGCACGGTAGGGTGGCTGGTGAGTGCGTACATGCGACACCTCGAGGAGCTGGTGAGGTCTGGCAATGCGTCGAACCTGACGCTGAAGCAACGCCGCGGCCTAGCGGACAGGCTGCTGGACCAGAAGAGCACCTCTGGCCGATCCAAGGGCATGCCCTACCGCGAGCTGCCCATGATGATCCCGGAAAGCGAACTGTTGGCGTTGGTGGACAGCATGATGGCCACGCCAGGTGCCGCGAAGAACATGATGAAGCTGGTGAAGGCGATGTACGCATGGGCAGTGCCGCGCAACCATTGTCCCTACAATCCCGCCGCAGGCATCAAGGTTGCGTACAAGAACCAGGGTGGTGCAAAGCCGTGGACGATCGAGGACCTGGAGAAATTCCGCCGTCGGCATCCCATTGGCACCATGCCGCATCTGGCACTAACACTGTTCATGTTCACGGCGTGCAGGATATCCTGCGCCGTGACCCTCGGTCGGGCGATGGAACAAACGATTGACGGAGAGCCATGGCTTTCCTGGCATCCACGGAAGAAGGGGTCGCGACCTGTCGAGATCCCCATCCTGCCACCACTTCAGAAAGCGATCAGAGCGCAGAAGCTGGTCGGCTCGACCTATCTGCTGACATCGAAGGGCCAGCCGTTCGCGAGCCCGGAAGGGCTGCGCAACGCCCTACAAAAATGGTGCGCCGAGGCCGACATCGAGGGCAAGAGTTCCCATGGCATCCGAAAGGCGGCCGGCCATCTTATGGCTATCATGGGCGCCACCCAATACGAGATCATGTCAGTGCATGGCCATGCCCAGGCGAGCACGTCTCAGATCTACACCGACGGCGTCGAGCGCCGATCATTGGCCCGCCAGGCATCCTCGAAACTGGCCGGAATGGATTGGTAA